TAAGTCTCCTTATTTGTTATGGTATAATTCTTCCTTCCCGATTTGCCTTGTCAAGTTCCTTCTCAAGAGACTCAAATTCATGTGGCTTTAATCGGGCAATTTCAGTGGAAGTCCAGATTTTCTTCTCGCCTTCACTGGAACTGGCAGAGGCTCTTTCCGTCTTGGTCACAGCCTTGGCAGCTTCAGCTTCAGTCTTTCTGGGTCTTCCCCTTTTTTTCTGACCAATATCTTTATCAGACTTATAGAGGTCTACCACTCTGGCGGCCCATTTGAAATCTGTTCTGTTCTTGTAGATACCATCAGCAATACTTGAAGGTTGTTCTTCCAGCCATGACAGAAATTCAGGATCACTCTTGATCTCCAGAAAATCTGGATGTACTGAAAGTAGTTCCTTCTCTGCTGTTCTGACCTGTGCTTCCTGCTCTGCTTTCCGTAGAGATTCAATTCGATCCTCCACTTCTTTCATACGAGCATCCGCTTCAAGTCTTGATACGGTTTCCACAACATCATAAACATCAGGATATTCAGTCTTGAATTCTTCCAACTCTTCAGTAGACTTGGGAAGATTTCGTGGAGTGGAAGCTTGCTGTTCAGCCAATTTTAGTTTGGCCTGAGTAAGTTCCTGCTGTTGGAGCCATTCGTTATTCTTACGATCATGATAACTCTTCAGATCGCCATAACGCTTTTTCCAATCATGCTCCTTACTGTCCTGTGCCTGTATCATTCCTTCAAGTTCTTGAGTATCTCCATCTGAAAGGTCAAGAAGTTCAGGGTCTGAGGTTTCAGGAGAGGGATCATCATCCATTAGTGTTCTCCTGTAGGCATTTGCATATGGGGTAGGCTCTGGTGTTTCCTCTTCTGTGTTAATATCAGTCATGGTCTTTACCTCCTATGGGGGCCAAGAAAACTTGGGTGTCCCTATTTGGTGTTAATGTCTGGGGCCGAAGATATCGGGTGTCCAGACGAAATCTATCTAAGAGCAGCTTCTGCTTTTCTTATTGTTTTTAGCAGTAAGGATATTCCTTTTGTTTCTCCTAATTCTTGTACTCTTTTTAATATTTCTCTAAATTCTGTACTAGTTAAAGCAGCTTTCTGGTTTTTATGTGCAGATTTTTTATCTTCATCAGATACAGGCAAAGCTGCCCATATGTTTGCTAATTTATTTTGTACAGTGTTTAAATCCTTTTCTCCTTCAATAAATTTAAATACTCCTGATTCATCTAATAGATGAGTTGCAAGGTTATCTTGAAATGCAGAAGTAAATACTATATTAGTATCATATTTATAATTTTTCATTAAAGATTTTAAAGTTGGTTTAATAATTTGATAAGGTCCGTGAGCGGTTGAAGTATGAGTTTCATCTTCTGTTGCTTTTTTCAATCGGTCTTGATTAGCAAAAATTTCTTTAACCGTCATCCGTGTTATTTTTTTCTTTGATAATTTAGGTGTATATAAGTCATGCCCATAAACTACATCATAATTATCAGTATATTTCCTACGATTAAATGTAGACTTTGGTATTACAGGAATTTTTCCTACTTGAGCAGCCATAACATTATTTTTTTCTTCTTCTACAGTAATATTTTCATTTATATTTGATTGTGGCTGACCAGTTTTACTAGGACCACTATCATCTGTTCTAAATAATCTTTGTAATTCATTTGCATCAATATCTTCTTTTTCTTCTTCTACAGTAATATTTTCATTTATATTTGATTGTGGCTGACCAGTTTTACTAGGACCACTATCATCTGTTCTAAATAATCTTTGTAATTTTTGTATTTCTTCTTCAGGATACAGGTTTTCTTGAGCTTCCTTTTGAGACATAGGAATATCAAAATCTCCAACCTCACCACCCCTATCCATAAGCTGTCCCATCTGCTGTTGCATAGGAGCTTCAGATGCTACTTGTTGCTGTTGTGGTGGCTGCTGCTGCTGCTGTTGAGCCATCATCTTTTCTTTTTGTTTCCTGAGTTGAAGACCCTTCTTATTCCATTTCTCCAGCTTATCCAGACCAATAATATCCACCAACGCTTTAGGAATGACAGCTTCTCCGTTGGAGATGCGAATGGGAACTTTATTCTGTGGATCATAGTCTGCTGGAACTTCTTTACCCAGTGCCACAGCAATAGTATATGCATCACGAATGACTGCATTTATATCTGATATGCCAATTAACTGTACTGATTCTGCATTAAGAACATATGAACCAGCATCGACTTCCATTTCTAGATCATCTTCAACTCCTGTACCTCCGCTAAAGGGACTGGGAGCACCATCAGCATCAGACACAACCCCCATAGGAACATTGGCAACTTCCATGTTTGTATCTGCATTCTCTGCTTCTCCTCCTGTTTGAAGATGCTGTATCAGGGCACCTACTCTTCCGCCAGTGTTCCATCCCATATCTGCACCCATATCAGGTGCTCCCATTCCTGTATCTGGGCCGTGTCCTCCACCAAAACCACCACCATAACTAGCAGAGGCTGCTTCTGCTTCTGCTGATGTTTGTTCTGCTCCTTCTTCTCCTTCACTTTCACCAATTCCTGATCGTTTAGATTCTGACATAGTTTCCATTTGTTGAGAAGGAGTCATACTTGACACAGGACCAGTATCAGGTGCAGCATCAGACTTAGCTTGATCTACTTGAGACATAGGAATAGTACCAACTGGTTTTTTATCTATGTCAAAACCAAAGAATGTATTTTTAGTAGATGGGCCTGCTCTAGTTCCTTTTCCTGCGCTTGTTGGTTGTGCAAGATCATATGTAGGCTCTTTACTATAATAATCTAATGCTGCAAGAGGAGCAATCATTTCTCTGTATGATTGTCTGGGATCTTCTCTAAGAGCTTCTACTACATTTGCAATAGTAGGACCAGCTATTTTACCAATAGTACTTACTGCTACACCCAATGTATCTTCATAAGTTGCTAATGATCTTGCTCGATCTAGGGCATCTCTTGCTGTTACTCCATAAGTATCTAAAGTAGCTCTGGCATCAATACTACGATCTAGACTTATATCATTCAAAGCATTATCTACAGAAGAAAACTGAGAAGTTGCAGAAGGAGCATCACCAACCGGATCAGGCTGACCTCCTTCCAAATTCAATTTACCTATTTCTTTATTAATTTTTCTAAAATCATCTGCTGACATTCCGGGTAAAAGAATATCATTATCTCTCATATCGCCCAGTATCGTTTGCTGAGTTTTATAAATGTTTTGCAAATCTGAAAGAGGTAGGTTATTTGTATTAACGCTCATTGTATTTATCTTGCTTTCTTAATAGATCATCATTGGTAATATTAGACTGGACCACGTCCTTGAGGTTCTTGAGTGTTTCCAGTGAAGCCAGTTTCCCCTGCAAGCGGCGAAGTTCCAACTCCGATATTTCCACCCCCAGCGCCTGATGGGTCCATTGGATTTGCTCCAGCAGGTACTCCTCCAGTGGCTCCCATACCTCCGGGTTGTTGACCAAGAGGTGCAGCTTCCGTGCTATTAGTGGATTCATTCAAACCTCTCAAGATATCTGCAAATATTGCTGCCTCATCTGTATTATTCACAAGCTGATCAGGATCAATATCCTGAGAGATTGCAAGTTCTCTCATAAGATTTGGAATCTTGATGAAAGGTGCCAGAAGAGGATTGGCAATTGTTTGCAACAGTGTTACAAGTCTTTGACTACGGACTTCCTTTTGCATGACAGATGCAACGCCCCTAGGCTTGATCTCAAGATCACCCATGATCTCGGCATTGTCATCATTAAACTGCATGTTCCATTGGAAGAATGCTTCCCCCAAAGGTCTTAGCAGATAGTCATCTATATTCTTGACAACAGTTTTAATTGAGAGTCCTGCCGATCCCATGATCATGGAAAGACCAGCAGCGGTACGGCCAGTTCCTGTTACACCCGTCTGTCCATGAGAGATAGAGGGTATCCCCGTCTCTTCATCTGCAAGCTGTCGTGCAACCTGATACATTTGAAGGTTCTCTGGAGCCGTGTTGGGGAATTTAAGCCCGTTGACAGCAGTTCCAGTAACACCAGACTGCCGTCTGAAGATTTTGCCCGGATAAACTTCCATGTTCTGTCCGGGTACAAGTTGTGTTTCATCAATGTCAAATACCATGTTACCGGCCAGAGCCAGATTATCAATAGCCATTCTCATGTGGCCGTTCATGAGAAGCTGTGCATCCTCCATGTTCTCTGCCACACCCACACCAAAGAACTGATAGGGGTTAAGCTCATAGGGGAAGGCATGATAGGGAATACGAGCAGGTATGAAAGGATTAAGTACACACCGGATAATATTATCGTTGACTACCCATGCGTTGATCTGTACTGAATCCATATGAGTAACACTGTCTGGAAGCTCCAGACCGATATCTCTGGCAAGATGAAGATCAAGTGTACCCCAGTATTCAAATACTTCATATCTATTTTCTGAATAGAGAGGGTCTGCATCTTCTGAATAGATTGTATTCTCAAAATATCTTTCCTGATACTGAGGACCATTCTCCAGAGAACTTTCAATGGCATCTTCATTAAAGAAGGGTCTGTTGGCAAGTTCTCTGAGTTGTTCTCGATTGTAGCGATGTCTTTGTATGACATATTCGGCATCTTCAATATTAGTGGCTGAAGGATCAGGATAGAAATTCCAGCAAGATACAGCTTCAATCTTCGGTACAGTCTTCACATAGGGTTCAAATATCTTCTCTCCATCCTCCATCTTCCAGTTATGAACAGTCTTATCAAAGTTGAATGGTCCTTTGATAATACCTGTGCCTAACAGGGAAGATTCAAAGATTGCATGTCTCAGAACATTCGTTGCATTGGTATCCAGTAGCTGATCATGAATCTGCTTCTCCATATTACGAGCAGCAATAGCGGCTGG